GTAACAGTTCCAGCCGACATAGAAATTATGCCGGTCCAATTAGCCTCCCCAGAAATTAACTGGCCTGTTCCAGCTAATCCAGAAATAGTAATATCTATATTATTTTGAGACAAAACCCCAGTAACATTTTCATAAGTTACTGCATCCCATCTTGGGTTTCCGTTTAAAACCGTGTGGTCTGGAAATGTATAAACTGATCCCAGCAATACGGTTTCTCCTGTAAATTGTCCACCTCCAGAAATTCTACCTTCAACTGGATAAACTTCTGTTTTTGCCGATTGAAACAGAAAATCTCCAGTTACAGTAATAGTCGATCCATAAGAATCATCCTGAACAGTATGAATATTGAATTTTCTTATTTGCTTTTGTCTTCTTGCACGAATTTGCTCAAGAGTTCCGCTAAACGTTCCGTCGCTTCCGGTCATCTGATTTAGATCAGAAACCGAATAATTTCCAGATGGAACGTGGATATAAATACCTGACGCTAGTCCAGCTTGAAATTCACCGTCAATTTTTAATGTATTAGCAGAGGAGTCAACATCTAAAATTCTGCCAAATGTTCTGCCGACGTTTCTTACCTCATCGCTTACGGCGAATATATCACCGGGCTGTAAATATACAGCCTCTAGTCCACCAATAAATGATACGGTATCAGCTTCAAACATTGAACTGCAAATAATATAGCGTCCAATTCTTCTTGCTTCGGATCTGGAGGTGCATCCAGCTGCATTTACTTTAAATGGATTGATTCCATACTTTCTAATGCCCTCCATATCCTCAATCAACTCCATTTTTGTTTTAAAGTTGTCGTATCTGTCATTATATACTATTTCTACAGATGTGTACCTTTTATTTCTTGCTGTTTCAGTATAGTTGAATATGCCATCCTTTACATTCGCATTGCCAAAGTAAAGCACTGGTTCTTTAGGACGATCAGCAAAGAACGAGAAGCCTTCTGTATTCCAGTAAACAATTCCCTTAAATATCGCCGCAATATCTTGAATTACCTTATACGCTTCGTCTTTATTAAAAAAGATTATATTACAGGTGTATCTTGGTTCTAGACCTCCCTTGCCATCTGGAACGCCTCGGAATCTTCCGTCATCATCAACAGCGTCACAATATCTACCGATATCATAAAGAGTCCACTTATCTACTGACGGAGAATCAATAAAATTACCTAAGCCATAATTAACATCAGTAATAATATCATACAGCACCCAAGCAGGATTATCAGTCCATGCGATTTTAAAAGTGCCATCCCAGTCTCCATAATAAATTTTATTACTGTCGTAAAAATTGTTGTCGCAGAATTGTTGCAGCTTAATATCAGAGTCATGCTGCATATTAAAAGCGCCGCCACCGCTATCATTACCAAGCTCTCTAAGTGTTCTTGTGCCAGAGAATTGTGCATCTACGTAAAAATAATATAGCTGTATGCAATTTTCTCTAGCATGATTCAGCAAAACTTGATACGTTGAACCTGACATTGTTTCTGGTGTAGAGCCAGACAAGTAAACTACTTTTCTAACAGTATTTGACCAAATAGATTCTAATACAGAATCTTCTGAACTCTTTCCGACCTGATCAGTGATACTAAACTGGCTTTTTCTTAAAAAGAAATTAGCAATTGTCGTTTCCGCCGGATCAGTTAGTGGGCTATTTTGCAAGTTATCCGCAAGAGCGTCAAACAATCGCTTATAAAGATTAGTTTGATTATTGCCAGCTGAATCTGGAACCTCTAGTTCAAAAAATAAATCTGTCTCGTAGTAAGTAAAATCATTGATGGTGTCTCCATTTGACTCATTAATTACCGTATTAACACCATTTTTTGTCTGCCAGATAGAGGCTCTTACATTAGTATAGCCAGAAATTAACTTGCTTAAAAATTGAGTCAGATTTCTTCTTAGCAAGCTTCTCGTCGAAGCCCCCATATTCTGGTCAACCATGAATATAACATCAAGGGTTGTCGGGTTTGCGGGGTAATTTGGATTTGAAAATGCATAGCGCCGGTCTAATCCATTTCCGCCAAGTGGGAAATAATTAGACGGCACCTTGATTTTTTTCATCTTTACGTCATATTCCCTATTCGGAACATTAGAAAATGTTCTTGAATCAAATTTCAAACCAAGGTGAGCGGTTAGTGGGTAGGAAAAGTTTCTATCTATAACTTCGTAAATGCCATCGACACTCACATCTCTCTTGATAAGAGGGCTCACTGTCTCATTGCTTATCTTTTCAATTGTTATAAATCTATCTTTGCCATCAACAGCTGGAGGAAGAATTATCTCTGATTTCTCGGCACCAACAATCGATTGAGACACCAAGTTAGTATCATAACTGCCATTGCCGTCTTCTCCATCTTGTCCATTTGTACCTTGGTTGCTCATTTTATTATGTTATAATTTAAGCCTGAATTGTAAACTCTCTTTGATTATTTGTAGTGCCAGCCGCAGTCAGCCTAATCGGAGGATTATTAGGGGAATGGGCATCTATGTACACATAGTGCTTACCAATTGATAATTTTTGAGTTATTTCCGCTGGAATTTTAAAGCTAAAGTTACCTAATGTAGCTCCAGCAGTAGTAACGATTTCGCCTCCTTTGCATTCTACTTGAAAAGCCGGAAGGCTTTCAGGAGGGCCACTTCTTCCAATGTCGATTTGAGCAGTAATTTTAATTGCAGGCTTTAACTCCAAAAGAGTCGCGCCGTTCATTAACTTGTATGTTGCAGTTCCAGATAATGTAATCTCTGCTCCTTTAGAAAAAGGAGATCCAGATATCGAATCAAATATTGCAGACGCCGAGTTTTCACCTACAGCCAAAGATGCATAAACTATTCTATCAAAAGCGCTTGGAACATACTCATCCTCCTGTCTCCTTCTTAGTTGATAAATAAGAGGAAGGATATTAGAATAGTTTCTAGGATTTAGCTTCTGAGCTAAAATCTCTTCGTATGTTTTTGGAAGTGGCATTATTGAGCTGATTGATAAATCATTTTTCTAAGAGCCTCTTGGCTAGAATCTCCACCTACACCTCTTGAATCATTGTAAGTATTTACTGATGGTATGCCAGCAGTGTTAAACAGAGAGTTGGCTAAAGTTTGTGGGTTAATACCTACGCCAGCAGGACTATTTACGGTTGAAGATTCGTCGCCAACCATATAAGCGTATGGGCTCAAGACTAATCCGTCGATTATTACAGTTTTTGCAGAAAATGTTTTTGCGCCCTCAATGCCATATTTTATTAAAAGCTCTACTCTACTTCTTTTGTTCATACCCATTTTACCAGCTTTACCCGAGCCAGTTCCTTCTGAAATTGTATCTGATAACTGCTCTATAATGAAAGCTATCTGAAGTTTTTTAACATCTTTATTTCGGATATGATGAACATAAACAAATGGATCTTGAGGTTCAGTTGGCCAGCCACCTCCGCCCTGTTTGGCCCAAGCAGTAAACTCTCTGGGAGGGTCACCTCTATTAACCTGTGTGCGAAGATCTCTATCATTTGGGTCTATCTTTCCAAGCAATTTAAAATTAGCTGGCTTATAAATAAAAACTTTATTAAAATTAACCAAAGGCTTTTGATTTTCTGTTCCAAGGTTAATTTCCATTAAAATATTTCGGAAGTTATATTGACCAGAGGCATTCATTACTGGTACTTTATTTAAATAAATTCCCTTTAACATATCTAATCCGTATACCTTTTTGCCAAATTGATCGACTAAACCATAAATTGGCCCTTCGCACAGCACATCAATGGTATTTGAAATAGATATCGACTTTAAAACATTTTGATTATCTGGAGGCGGAACAAGTGCTGGCGTTGGAGCGTCTCCACCCTTTGCACCCCTAATGAATCTATATTTATTTAATATTTTCATTGTGGCGGTCTAATATAATTGGCTACTGGAATAGCTGTATCTTTTACACCGTTAAGCTTAACGTCTGATTCTAGGAATCTTACTTTAACTCTGACCGGAGAGGTAGTTAAAGTTATACCATCCAAACTGACCTTGCAGTTATATTTCGACTCAAAATGTGAGTAACCCAAATCAATTTCACGATTTTTAATCGGCCTCTCGGCAGAGAACTGAACTACTCTATTTTGTTCCGATGATTTTGATTCTGCGTAATTATACAAATCCTCAAAAACATAGCCGTTACCATTTGCCGCCGTGTTATTTATCTTAGTAAAGACGGTTCCAACTCTTGGAGAGCTAGCTCCAATACTGCCCCAGTTGGTAGTTGTGCCTAGATCTAGAATTTTATATTGTTTTCCGCTAACCATACTTGCGGCTGACAATGGTAAAGATCTTGGCATATATTTTTGATCTTCTGGTAAATTAATATCAGATATTGGCCTGTGCCTCATTTTATCGGCGGGTATTACAACGAAATCAGAATAACCATTGTCCCAATTAGTATCGTACTGATAATAAAAACTAATACCCTCTGAGCCTAATCCGTCTTGAAATCTAGCATACAAGTGATGGAATCCAGCTGTTAAAAGTATTTCTCCACTAGTAGAAGGCATACCAGTGATTCCTGTTTGAGTTGTTGGGTTAGCAAATCCGTGACCACTATACCAAGTGCTAGCAGCTTGACCGTCTATATACAAATCAGCTGCATCATCAGAGTCTATTTTAAAATTGTACTTTACAACAGGATAAACAATTCCGTCGCCGTCGCTTTGATAAGAATTTTTTACAAACGTTATTCCACGCTTAGGCGGAATAGGCGCACCAGCAGCACCAGTTAGACCTATTGCGCTCCACTGACCAGTGTTTCCAACTTTGATAATTTCATACATTACACCAGCAGTGGTATCTGGAACTTGCTTTTTTAAGTTGTTGACTAACGGGATATAAAGATATCCCATAAACTCCATTGCATAATTATCAACACTTAAAGTGCCGCCGAGCGCCCTTTGCTCGTTCATCGCCTCTACAATTCCTTCGTGAACACCTTGAAACTTAAATTGTGGCAATCCGCTGATCAACTCATCAAATTCGGCTTTGTTAGCAGGAGAGGACAAGCCCGTCCAAAATGTAGGATTACCACCGTTTGTGCCGGTTGAAGGAAGTTGCCCACTTGTAGCGATAAGGGCTTTATAAATTTTTTCTTCGGTCGGCTCAAAAATCTTTCTCCAATAACCTGTTCTTATGGTGCCTGCGGCCCCTGTTGGCTCTGTTCCGCTTCCAATAAATCCGGTGCCAATATTTAAGGCTTGAAAATAAGTTTTTGCTTGGGTTCCTGTAGGATAATTTACCAACTCGCCGCTTTGGTAATTGTAAGAAAAATCCCAAGTGCCAATTGGCAAATTAGCAAATTGAGTTGGTCCAAATTTAACCAAATCTCCAGAAGCATATCTGATGAAAAATCCTCCACCAGTATTTTGAACATTAGCTAAATTACTTGTCAGTCTATAATCGAATGGGTGGTAACTTCTAAAAACTAAACCGTTCTTGAAAGCGTATGGGTATTCGATATAGATTTTATTCTTCGTGGTATCCTCGCTAAGTAGAGACCACTCATATTCAATATCTTCGTCATAAGTATCTAAATTAATATTTGAAACAACCTCGCCATCTCTTCTAACTAACACTTCTGCTGGACTGGAAGTTACTTTATAAGCATTTTTAGATATGATATCAATGTAAGAATTATAAATAGTAGCAGAGGCGAATGAAATTGTATCATTCATATCCACCGCTTGATTGGTTGAGAACGAATCTTGGATCAACCCATCAGTAGAATCTGGCGCTTCGTTTTCGAATTCAAGTTGTGTGTAATCATCAATCGGCTTATTAACAGGAGCCATCAATTGCTTGATGTCCATATTCATTTTATGGTGAGTTACTCCCGCGCTTATCTGAGAGCCGCCGATTTTCAGCCGCCCATAGCCAACTGGTACAGCTTGTCCCTGAGATGCATTGTTTGGCTTGTTGCCAAAAAGATAAGATTTGCCGCCAGCCTGAACTTCTTGGTTGAAATCTGGTTTTGGAGGTGGGAAAAGCAGACCCATAACACCCTGTAAAGCGAGGCTTATTCCAAGACCCATCATTGTTGACCCTAGCACTGAGAGAGATGTAACAGTAGCTCCAGCAGCAGTCGTGGCTGTGGTTGTCATTGCTCCTGCAAGAGCCGGTCCCAAAGCTCCAGCTGCTGCACCAGCGGTAAAAGCTATAGCTAAAATTCCAACTGCAATCAAGACTCCATTTTTGCCAGCGCCCCAAACGATTGGAATGATGTGAACTTCTTTTGGAATTTTTGTTATTTCTAGTTGCTCTTTAGTGGTTATAATTTCTTCGTCAACCACAACTCTATAATGAACGCCATTTGCAGCTAGCCTCTTTATTTCTAAATCAAAGTTTCTTTTGTTAGCTTTAATCGCCAACAAAGCCTCCTTTGGAGACCCAATATGAAAATTGAATTCATGCCCAAACTTGTTTCGCAATTCTCCGTAAAGATAAACTT